AGTCGATCGCACATTCCGTCTGGTTAAGTCGCTACGCCACCGGTGTGGCAAACCGGATGGTGAAGTTGCTTAACGAAACGGACGCGGATCTTTCGGCACGGCTACTAGATGCGCTGGACAGATTGCCTCCTGAGAGCTTCACCGTTAGCCGTTTGCAGAGTTTACTGGGCAGCGTGCGTGAGCTTAACCATCAGGCCGTTGCCACTATGCAGGCAGGGCTCGAGAGTGAGCTGGTGGCGCTGGCAAAGAACGAAGCCAGTTATCAGCTGAGCCTGTTCGATTCCCTTCTGCCATCACAGGTCTTGTCTCACTATCCGCTGCAGGGCATCACCGCCGATATGGTGTATGCCGCGGCTATGGCGCAGCCCTTTCAGGGGCGGCTTCTAAGTGAGTGGGCGGATAATCTGGAATCGGACAGGCTGGCGCGTATCGTGAACGCCGTCCGCAGGGGTTATCTTGCCGGCGACACGGTAGAAACTATAGCCCGCAATGTTCGTGGCCACGCCAACAAAGACTATCGCGACGGCGCACTGCAGATGAGCAGGGCAAATGCCGCCAGCATCGCTAAAACAGCCGTAAATCATCTGGCTGCCACAGCACGCAACAGCTTCACCAGTGCCAACAGCGATATCGTGAAAGGCAAACAGTGGCTGTCTACGCTGGACAATAAAACCAGCCACGACTGCATTATTCGTGACCTGCTGCGCTACTCCCTGGATAACAAACCGGTCGGGCATAAGGTGCCTTATCTACAGGGACCCGGGAAGATTCATTTCTGCTGCCGTTCTACTGAAACCCTGATTCTCAAGTCCTGGCGCGAACTCGGCATTGATATTGATGAGATGGACGAGGGCACTCGTGCCAGCATGGATGGACAGGTACCAGCTAAAACCTCGTATCTGGAATGGATCGAGCGTCAGCCAGCTCAACGGCAAGATCAGGTTCTGGGTGCCGAGCGTGGCCGTCTGTTTCGCGCGGGTGAAATCGACCTGGCTTATATGTTCACTGACAAAGGCGAATGGATCAGCCTGGAACGTCTGAAGCAGCTCTCAGGCACAGACAACTAACAACCACATCTTACTTCACGCCCTGGCATCCGCCGGGGCTTTTTTATGGGCGAGGCCCGGCAAAATCCCGAGGGGAAAATATGTTAATTCGAAACATGCTTCTGAAATTTTACGCACCTGAAAGCGGCGGTGAGGGCAGCGGTGGCGGTGGTATCGAAATCACCCCAGAAATCCAGAAGCTGATTGATGAGCGCGTGACCAGCGAAGTCACTGGCCTGAAATCGAAAAACTCTGAGCTGCTGGGCACCATCAAGCAGCAAAAAGAAAACCTGTCACGCTTCGATGGTATCGACCCTGATGCTGTGCGCGGGATCCTGCAGCGTTTTTCCGACGACGAAGAAGCAAAGCTGATTGCCGCCGGGAAAATCGATGAGGTGCTTGATAAGCGCACTGAACGTCTGCGTGCTGACGTCGATAAGCAAATTAAAGCCGCAAACGAGCGCGCGGACAAAGCCGAAGCGTTCTCCAACAAATTCCGGGATCGAGTTTTGGGCGATGCAATCCGTGCAGCAGCGTCAAAAGCTGGCGCGCTGCCGGAAGCATCTGACGATCTGATTCTGCGTGCCAAAGGCACATTCCAGCTCAACGACGAAGGCGAGGCCGTAGCAGTTGATGCAAATGGCGATGTTCTGTTCGGTAAAGACGGCAAAACGCCACTGAGTCCACTCGAATGGGCGGAGTCTCTTAAGGAGACGGCTCCGCATCTGTTTCCACGCGCAGAAGGTACCGGCGCGGGCGGACATAAACCAAACGGCGGTGGCAGCCTGAAACGTTCCGAAATGAGCGCCAGCGACAAAGCGGACTACATCCGCAAGCATGGCCAGCAGGCCTTCCTCAAACTTCCAAAATAAGGGATTAACCCATGTCTACCACTGTTAATAGTGACCTGATCATTTATGACGACCTGGCGCAGACCGCTTTCCTTGAGCGGCGACAGGATAATCTCGCAATCTTTAACGCCTCTTCCAACGGAGCGATCTTGCTGGATAACGAGCTGATCGAAGGCGATTTCCGCAAGCGTGCGTTCTACAAGGTGGGCGGCTCTATCGAATCGCGTGATCCAAACTCCACCGATAAAGTGACGGGTAAGAAGATTGGTGCCGGTGAAGCAGTATCGGTTAAAGCGCCGTGGAAATACGGTCCATACGAAACTACCGAAGAAGCGTTCAAACGTCGCGGCCGCTCTGTAGACGAGTTTTCCGAAGTGATCGGCACTGATGTTGCTGACGCGACGCTGGAAGGCTACGTGAAATATGGCCTGAAGGCGCTAACGGCTGCTATTGGCGCCAACGCGGATATGGTGGTCACTGCCGACATTGAGACCGACGGTAAGAAGACCCTGACACGTGGCCTGCGTAAGTACGGCGACAAGTTCAACCGTGTCGTGCTCTTCGTTATGCACTCCGCTACCTACTTCGACATCGTGGATGAGGCGATCGCCAACAAAATCTATGAAGAAGCGGGAGTGGTGGTTTACGGCGGGCAGCCAGGCACGCTGGGTAAACCTGTGCTGGTGACCGACACCATGGGCGCGGATGCCATCCTTGGGCTCGTAGCTGGAGCGGTTACCGTCACCGAGTCTCAGGCGCCGGGGTTCCGTTCCTACGACATCAACGATCAGGAAAACCTGGCGATCGGGTACCGTGCTGAAGGCGTGGTGAATGTCGACCTGCTGGGTTACAGCTGGGATACCTCCAAAGGTGACAACCCGGACCTGACCAAAATCGGCACCGCAGGTAACTGGAAGAAGCACTTCACCAGTAACAAATCTACGGCTGGCGTTCTGATTAAGCTAGGATCCGCAGCGGGGGAGTAACGCTGTCAGCGGATAAAACCTCCGCAACCGCTGACAGCACCGATGCGGTCACCATTTCCCTGAAGTACACCCTAAACGGCGCAGGTGTTTCCGGCAAAACCGTTGCCTGGAACTCAACCGGCGGCACGCTCAGCACTGCCAGTTCTCAAACCGGCTCTGCTGGTGGGGCGACGGTCAAACTTACCTCTGATTCGGCAGGTACTTTCACAGTCACTGGTACTGTTGATGGTATTGCTAAATCAAGTGAGGAAATCACCTTCACCGCACCTGCAGCTGGCTAATCGATGGGGTGTAAGCCCCATTCACCGGATGCTCAGATGATTAATACTGATATCTCCGCCGCTGACGTTAACAGTTACGCCAGCGAAGATGAACTGGCGTCATTTGCGGAAATACGCGGCATTGAACTGCCTGACAAGCTCGCGCCGTTACTGATTAAAGCGATGGACTATCTGGAAGGGCTTGATTGGGTAGGTTCCAAAGCAGACCCTCGACAGCCGCTGGCATGGCCACGCGTGAATGTCGTTCTTGATGAACATGATTTCCCGCCGGATGAAGTACCACGGCAGGTTATCACCGCACAATGCATGCTGGCGGTAGAGGCAATCGACGGCGATTTACTCTCCAGCGTGCGCGAAGCCGCTGTGAAAACCGAACGTGTTGAAGGCGCCGTAACCATGACTTATGCGGTTGCCGACGGGGAGGTGTTTACGCCAACTTACCCGGCGGTAATGGCTATTCTCGGCGACCTGGCTGGTGGGCGCGGATATGCAATCAATGCTTTCGCGGAGCGCGCGTAATGACCATCAACTATCAGCGAATGCAGGCGAAAACGACTCGTATGCTCAAGCAGAACGGCATTGCATACAACGTCACGCGTAAGGGCACGTTAATCGTCATCGGTGGTGTGGAGCATCGTTCCGATGATATCCAGTTCACCGCCACAGGAGTGAAGACGGATTACGCGCCAGGCGAAATTGACGGAACCGTCATTGAAAACGGTGATGTACGGATTGTCTTCACCGCTGAGAAGGAAATTAAAACCGGCGATCTTCTCGACATGGACGGAGTAAGGCATCGCGTGGTTAAGCCTAATCCGGTGAAACCGGGCGGTGTGGTGCTCTGCTACAAATCTCAGTTGAGGGCATAGCATGAGCGATAACAAGGCGTTCACGGCTGCCATCACCGCGTTTGTGGATAAAGCCAAAGCGAATCAGGAAGCGGTCGTCCGCGCAGTCGGCATTCGGATCCTTAATCAACTGGTGATGATGTCACCTGTAGGCAACCCCGAACTCTGGGGCATCAACCAGACGGCAGCTTCTTACAATCAGGCGGTATACGACCATAACGAAGCGCAAAAATCGGACCCTGCCAACCTGACTAAAACCGGACGACTTAAGAAGAAGGCTCGACTGGTGGATGGGATGGATATCAAAGCGCCGCCCGGATATACCGGTGGACGGTTTCGGGGCAACTGGCAGGTGTCTTTTGATGCACCGACCACAGATGAAACGGGCCGTGTCGATAAAACCGGAAATCTGACAAAAGCCGCCGGCAATTACACGCTGTCGCTGTTCAAAGTCGGGATGAAGGCTATTTATTTCTGCAACAACGTCCCTTACGCGTATCGACTGGAGATGGGGCACTCTTCCCAGGCTCCGGGAGGGATGGTACGCATTACTGCTGCTGAGTTTCAGCGATTTTTTGAGGAAGCAGTAAGGGAGGTGACTAAATGATTCCCGATATCGCGGCGGCGCTGGCCGCCAGGCTCGGCGAGTGGGCTGATGCTGAAGGGATCCCGGTTGCCTGGGAAAACGTGCCTTTCACACCGCCGTCTGATGGGCTCTATCTTGCTGTCCATGACATGCCCGCTTCGCCGCGTACGGTAGACCTTGGATTGCGCTGCCGCATTTATTCAGGTGTCTACCAGATTAACGTTGTGGCTCCAGCCGGCATAGGCCGTACCGATGTAGTGGCCCTGGTAGACCGCGTGGCTGAATTGTTTCCCGAGGGGCTGGAGATTGAAGGCAGGGGCTTTACATGCTGGATAGATGAAACGCCTGGTGTTTTCCGCGGTATCACTACATCTGTCGCTTATACCGTTCCCGTTAGTCTCAATTATCGAGCTGATATCTCCAGCTAATCCTCACAACCTTCTAAACCTGACCGGCTCTTTGCCGGTTTTCCCGTTTCTAAAGGAGTAACCAATATGGGCTTTGCATTGCCTAACGGCGCTCACGTCTATCTGGCATCGGGTTATGGCCCAGCCATTACTTTCACCGGGGCGACGAACGCCGAAAATATGGTGATCACCGTGAGTGACGCGGCCGCACTCAAGGTGGGTGATATTGTTCATGTGAACTGCAACTGGTCCGGTGTTGATAACGTCATTGCAAAAATTGATGCGATTGCCGAAAGCGCCGTAACTCTTCGCAATATCAATACCACCAACAAAAACAAATATGCCTCTGGTGGCGGTATCGGTTCGATCCGCAAAGTGCTTGAATGGACCGAGCTGCCGCAAATTACCGAGGTGTCGAAATCCGGCGGCGATCAGAACACCACACAGATTCAGTTCCTGAGTGATGACCGCCAGCGAAACCTGAACACCTATAAATCCGCAGTCTCGCAGACCTACTCGATCGCGCATGACTCCACGCTCCCGGTATATCCATTGCTGCGCCAGTTGGACGAAGACGAAGATACCGTGGCGGCTTACATGTACGTGCCGAAGGCGAAGGAAAACCGTTACTGGGCGGCCACGGCGTCCTTTGACGACACGCCAACTACTGCGGTAAACGAGGTAGAGACAGTAAGTGTGGTGCTGAACCTGCAGTCACCGGCGATGACATTCTACAAGGTGACTGACGCTGCAGCCTGACCCGTCAGCGCTTTCACTATTCCATGCCTCCCATAACGGAGGCTTTTTTTTCGTTAAGAGGTATCGATGGCGACCAAATTCACCCTTCAGCCCAAACCTACATTCAAGGCCAATGTCTCGATCCCCCGAGCCGGCGATGAGGATGGCGTGCTGACGTTCACGTTTAATCA